TGTTACAGGTCCTGGAGGATTAGAAACTACAACACCTATACTTGTTAACATACCTAAAGCTCCGCCAATTAAAGTAATACCGGCAGTTCAACCTGAAGTAATACCTGCATCAAAGGTATCAAAAATTACACCAAAGGTTACTGTTTCTCCAAAAGTTGCACAAACGGCAATTAAAAATTACAAAGCAAAGTCTAAATTTAAAATAGGCTTGGCACCTAAAAAGATAACATTGGCGCCAAAGGTTGGTACGGTAAAAAAGATTGGAGTAAAGGTATCTAAATTTACACCAAAAGTTTCAAAGGTTAAAAGTTTTACTTCAAAAGGTAAAAGTGGAAAAGGTGGTAAATATTGATAACTATTTAAAAATAGGAAGAAATTACAAATAATGTTATATTTATATTAGATAAACGTTTACAATATATAAAGGAGTATTAAAATGGGATATTTAGATAGCACAAAAGTAACTGTTGATGCTGTATTAACAAAAAGAGGTAGAGAATTAATGGCAGACCCAAATGCCAACTTTAGCATAGTTAAATTTGCGTTAGGTGATGATGAAATTGATTATAGAATGTATGATTTTGAACATGCCAATGGAAGTAACTTTTATGGTGAAGCTATTGAAAATTTACCACTTTTGGAAGCATTCACAGATGAACGTGCAACAATGGTACATAAACTAACAACACTTGATAGAAACACAACACAGATACCTGGTATAATAAATGTCAATCAGAACATAACAAAGGCAAGTGACGACCCAGCGTTTGTACTTGCACCAGGAACTAGAAACGGAGAAGATACATCTTATAGTTTAACTGTAACTGATACACGTGCAATCACTACAACACCTAATGGTGCAACGGCAGCAGCTGGTCCTATAGTTGGATTCCAGCAAACATCCATAGGTGAATCATTTACTTTAACGCCACAACTCAATACTATATCTGATAGATCTTTAGCACTTATAATTACAGGTAATGATACAGGTGCTTCATACATTGCAAATCTGTTTGTAACGGCAGTGTAGTATTAGGAGAAATTTAAAATGACAGTATACAAAGATTTTCTACCAGGAGATATTATTACAGATCAAGCTTTTAGTGTTGAAACTGAAGGTTTATTTTCTGATGCAAGACAAGGTACAGTAAATGTATTCTTGTCATCATCCACTCAATACGGAAGTGGATCAACGGCAACTGGTAAATATTATATGAACATATATACGTCCTCACAGGCACTTACAGACAATCAACATGAATTTTCTATTGCTTGGGGACATTTCAAAGGATCAGGATCATTTAATTCTGCAACCGGTACAGGTTTAGAATCAGGAGCAGTTAATAAAGAAGCCACACCTTCAAATGCAGTATGGCATCAGTTTATTAATGTACTTAGAAATGCAGGTGGTGTAGGAACATATAGTGATGCTGCCGGAAGATCCAGAGATGAAAGGCATGGACTAATGATGCCATTCTTACTTAGAAATAATGTTGGTGATTTACTAGTACCTGGTGTGAACGGTGAAGGAAGGTATAACCAAGGAAGTGGAATGTGGATAACTTTTAATAGAAAAAGATATAAAGAAGGAATAGATCCAACTAGTTTTGAAATGCACTTTTCTTCAAGTAAGCATACCCACGCAACCGGTGAAAATGTATACTTAAAGCTAGTTGCTGATACAACACAAGAACTATATTTTGATCATTCTAGTAGAGGACTTAGAATTTATCCTCTTAGGAGTGGTTCTAGGGTAAGTGCATCTTCACCCGAGTATTTATTCCAAGGAGGAAGTAATACTGTAAGTGTTGCTGAAGGTCCACAATCATCTAGCGCATATGGGTATTTATTTCCTGATGTTGGAATAGCATGGGTTCATACCAATGCAATGACTGTTTCAATGTCATCTGAGTTTAAATCAGCTACAACTGCAAAGGCAAAAAATATAAATCAGCATCAGTTTTTAAAACACATTAAATTTTTAAAGGCAAGAAGTCAAAGTACAAGAAAAAGTCAGTACTATTTCTGTAGAGCTTTTAATGGTGAATTTAATTATTCAACAAATAGATCTTTTTATACTGTTGATACTGATGGCACAACTACACCAAGACATTTGGAAATGATTGAAAATCCAGTTGTATATGTAACAACCATTGGTCTATATAACGACTTTAATGAATTAGTTGCTGTCGCAAAACTTAGTAAGCCATTTAGGAAAACTTATGATAGAGAGTTACTGTTTAGGGTAAAACTGGACTTTTAAGTAGGAGACAAACATGATCTTATATAGAGGATCCATTAAATTAATATCAAAGATAGGATATAAAAAAGTATATGTTGGTGGAAAAACCAATGCATCAAAACTTTCAGCTGTAAAAACATCAAAGTTTTCAAAATATACACCAGCTAAAGTTTCACCAGCTACTTCATATCCATCAGTTGGAAACAATCCCTATAGTACACCAAAAGGAAGTACTGCTGCAACATTCTATAAAGTACCTTCAAAAACTGTTTCAACTAAAACAAAACTAATACAGTCAAAAGTTATACCGCCGCCAACAACACCACCACAAATAAATACATCGGCACCAGGTACACCATTCACTACTCCTTTAATAAGTAATGGTACATTTAAGTTTTTTGATTTTGCAACAGATGTATTTCCAGGATCAATGGCCAAAGATATAATAAGACCATGTTGGGATAATGAAGCTGAAATATTAGGAACATCAGGATCAATTGGCTCAGTACATCTATCAGCTGCACAGTCAGCAAGTTCTACAGCACAATACTATCTAAACGTATTTGCAAAAGACCCTGCAACAAATCCTACTGCTAGTGTACAATTTTCAATTTCACATGGTCACTTAAAAGGTTCAGGTTCAACAAGCCAATCAGGACAAACTACAGGAAATAGTCCATCAAAGGCAGTATTTAATTCACTATCAAATCATTTAAGTACATTCCAATCAAATAACGTATTTGCAGATCAAAATGGATCATTCTTTAGATGGCAAGGAACAAATGGTAATGAATTTGGTTTCCAAGGATTTATTGCAGTTGCACTATCTAGGGAAAAGTATAGGGATGGTATTGATACAAAAACATTTGAACTCCACCTGTCAGCCAGTTTAGAAGATACTTCTGCAGGCTCAACAACAAGAACGTCAAAATTAAAATTAGTTATTGATGATACTGTTGACTATGGAGGAGTTACTGCAGGAGGAGTAAGACAGTTTCCTATAAGATCAGGTTCTGTTGAGAATAATTTAAATGATCCTATAAATGCCAACCATGAAAATTCTGCATTTGGATTTGCATACCCAGATTTAGGACTTTTAGTTTTTGACACTAAAGGTTTAAACTTATCATGTTCAGCAAACTTTCTTCATGGTACTCAAATGAATGACGTAGTTGATAATACAGAATATGGAATGACAACTCACTTTTTTAACCACCTAAGGGATGGAAACTTTTTTAGGTGTAACTCTAGAGAAGAGGTACTTAGCAACTTTTATTATTGTAGAGCAAATAATGGTGAATTCAATTTTAGTAACAATCCATCATTTACAACTGGAAGTAATGCAACTGATACATTAAGACATTCTCTTGGTTCAACACCAGAAACAACAATGGTAGGTAATCCTATTGTCTATATTACAACTATAGGTCTATACAATGAGTATAACGAATTATTGGCTGTAGGAAAACTAAGTAAGCCTCTAAAAAAGAGTTTTGACCGTGAAGTTTTAATTAGACTAAAATTGGACTACTAATATGTCAAATAAAATATTTAAAGAAATACATCCAGATGATAGGTCTTATCAATCAATTGAGACCAATAAAGAGTGGAATATACTAAGCTCTAATGCATCGTCATCATTTGGTATATTGACATATAAGGGACAAAGTGGATCAATCCATGATTCAAAATTTAGAGATGGAGGTACATCTAATGGGGTATTCAAAAGACTATTATGGAATTCAATAAATCATCTATGCTATGATAAATTTAGAATAGACCCATATGCAGCTAGTGATAATAACCGACAAAGATTAAATGATATTGGCGGAGCTCCTCCGTTGTTTGAAAGAACAACTAGAATAAGAAATATTGCAAAACCATTACCTGGGGAATCAGAACCACCAAGACAGGTTGATCCTAAT